CAGAGCATGGTGCTAACAGTGCAATCTACACACCCTTTCAAGTTCAAAAGATATCATTTGCTGAGCTTATGTTTTCTAAATGAAAAACTGGTCTGAGACTAAAGAAGAACGTAGAGAAAGAAAGGCTCGCGAACGGCCGGGTCCTCCTACTGTTCTTACACCAAATCCTAAAATTGAAACAACATCAAACCCTAAAAACTATGTGGTGTGTTTAAAATGGGGCACCAAGTACAGTGCTGAATATGTAAACAAACTATACAACATGGTACAACGCAACCTTACAGTTGATTATGAGTTTGTGTGTTTTACTGAAAATGCAGAAGGAATTGACAAGCATATTACAATCAAGCCGTTGCCCCAACTGCCAGTAACTGGTTGGTGGTTTAAGCCTTGGTTTTTCAGCAACGAACTTCCTATACAAGGAACACTGTTATATTTAGATTTAGACTTAATAGTTTTTAAAAATATAGATAAATTTTTTCAGTATGAACCAAACAAAGATTTTTTAATTATTCGAGATTTTAATAGACATGTTAGAGGAACGTGGGATAGAGTCAACAGTAGTGTATTTCGTTTGAAGATAGGAAGTAAATTATCCGAGTATCATGACTTTGTACAACATAGAACTAATTATGTCAAACGGTTTCAAGGCGACCAAGATTGGATGTATAGACACTGTAAGCCTTATGATTATTGGCCTGATGAATGGGCACAAAGCTATAAGTGGGAAATGCGAGGACGAGAACATCTTACTGTAGTTAATGGCGTGCGCAACTTCAAAGAAGCAGGGGAACCGGTTATTAAATCTAATACTAGTATTGCAGTATTCCACGGAAAGCCTGACATCCACGATGCAGTTGATTCATGGCCAAGAGAGAATTGGAAATAACTTGACACGATTTAAAAAACGTGTTATATTATGTATAAGATGGTACAAACAGCTACGGCAAGAAGGTATTAGAATGTATGGCGAAGACCAATCAGCAATGCCACTGTATGACAGATACAATGCATGGAATTGTTTTTGGTGGGCTTTACATAACTCAGGCACACATTTGCTAAACGGTGAATATAGATATCCTACTAATTGGCAAGAACTTAAGGCACAAGGTAAAAAATATGACAGATTCGACTTATAAGCGTATTGGTTTTGCATGTAAGTATTTGCACGAAGATCAAACACAAAAGAAAAAAGTTCTCGAAGAACTACAGCGTCCGCTTACAGAACGCAGTACAACAGTACAATGGTTGAACAGACAAACACGTGATGTAGCAGAACAGCGGCTCTGGGACATTATGGAACATAACGCTGCCGCAGCAAAGAGGTTAGTAGAATATGTTGGATCACTCACTCCTGAACTTCGGATGGTACGACTTGGTAGCAATCAGCTACCTTGTGCTACCCATCCTGATTGGCGGTACTATTGGAGCCGTCCTGACGTTGTTGCATATTGTGAAAGAGCGTACGGCGCGGCCGGTGATGCGGCAAGAGCCCTTGATGTGCGACTTTCGATGCATCCCGGACAATTTGTTGTCCTCGCATCGGACACTCCGGAAATCGTGGAAAGATCAATAGAGGAGTTTGAATATCATGCGAATCTCATCAGGTGGATGGGCTACGGCCGCAAGTTTCAAGACTTCAAGTGTAATGTCCACATCAGTGGGCGCCAAGGTCCAGCCGGTATTAAGAGTGCGCTTACCCGTCTCTCACCAGAAGCAAGAAATACTATTACAATCGAAAACGACGAAAACAAATGGGGAATTGGAGACAGTCTTGAGCTTGCAAACGATCTCGCTCTGGTGCTAGACATCCATCACCATTGGTGTCGTGAAGGCGAATATATTCAACCTAATGATGATAGAATCAAACGTGTAATTGACAGCTGGCGCGGCATGCGTCCTGCTATGCATTACAGTTGCAGTAGAGAAGATCTTCTTTCCAGTCACTCGAGCACACAACGACCAGACTACACGGCGCTTACCGAACAAGGATTCAAAAAAGGTAAACTACGAGCACACAGTGATTATATGTGGAATGATGCAGTTAATGACTGGGCATTGTCGCATTGGGAGTGGGCTGACATTATGGTAGAAGCAAAGTGCAAGAACTTAGCAAGCAAGCAACTATTGCAACGTCATAATATTAACAGCGCAATTGAAATGGCAGCATAAATACATTATGAGTTACTTAAATAAAATGTACGGAGGAGCAAGCACTCCTCAAATTACAAATAGAGATAAAAATCCTAACCGTGTATTAGGCGGCCTCAAAGGTGCTGGTGTTGACACATTTTCAATGCTGGGCGAAGATGGCATGGAGAAACGTATTCCAACTGAGGCATACGTAAAAGGACTTGAAGAAAAACTTAAACAGCAAGACATACGACTTGCTGTCTTAGAAAAACAACAGAGGAGATTAAACAATGATCAAAAAACTGATAGAGCAGCGTTTAGCGCAAAGATCAACCGTTGATGGTATAGTATTCGTTGCTGCTGGCGCAGCAGTTATTGTATTTTCACCATTTGCCAAACTAATTGCATATGGTGCTATTGCATACGGAGCATGGACTATTTGGCGCAAGGATTAAGACAGATACCATTAACTGGACCCGTATCGGCGTTATTTTATAAAAAACTACATACTAAATTTTATTCAATTAATAAAAATAATAGCTTACCTGTACAGATAAGTTTTTATAACTACAAGCATGACGTTTTATTTAATGCACCAAAAGAAATACATCCTGATCAAGTAGATGATACTAATTCATTTAACTTTGCAATAATTCGAAATCCTTATGAACGCAGTATTTCATTAGCAGATGCATTGTATTTTGCGCAAGAAAAAGTAAAATACAAAACAGTGCCTTCGACTATGTACCATTGTATTGAAGATCCAGAATATACTAAAAAAATATGGAAACAGTGGAATTGTATGCATTTGTTTTATGATAGTATTGCTGTAGGGCATGTTGGGAAACAAATTGATAGTTTGCCAAACAACAATAAAATATGGTTAATACCATTTCACCATATGAATAAAATACCCGCTATGTGGTATAACTTTGTAGAAATACATCATGATGCATCTCTTGTTAAAAATCTTGAGTACTTTAATTTAACAAGAGATAGACTAACGGCAAACTGCACAACTCCGTGGGATATGAAATTAGAAAAATACGGCAATGAAGTAGTTAAGTTTACAGAAACGTATTATCCAGAAGATGTGCATCTTTGGAATCAAGTTAGGGACCACGCAGTTGTTGAAGCAAGTTTAAGTGACTTTGGACTTGTTAGTAGTGATTTACATCTTGCCGATAGGTAAACTACTACTTGCAGTTAATGTCCATACTTTCTTACGTTCAACACCTTTGCGTTGAGCAAACTTTTTAGCATCACAGTTTTCGCAAACATGAAAGTAGTTATTACTTAAACGTTTAGGATCCATACTGCCGCGATCACGTGTGAATTCTTCATCACAATTATCGCAACGTAGTAACACCATTGTTTTTTTACGGTTATATGTGTGTTGTTTGCCAAGTTTGCTTTGACGCATGTGCCAAGTATCAATTAAGTATTCTTTTATAATCATAACTATATTTAGCGTTAAGATTATAAAAATAAACCATAAATATTAGAAAGGAACTATAAATGAGTATTTGTACACTAACTCCAGCAGCAAACGTTCAGATCGGCAAACTATGCAAAGAGAATGATTGTTATGCAATCAGTTTAAATCTCAAAGGCGGAGGTTGCGCAGGGTTTGAATATGACTGGGGAACTATGCAAGTTGAAGAAATTGGACCGCAAGACGAATTAGTCTGCTGCGACCAAGGAAACTTTGTAATCAGTGCAGATAGTGTAATGTTTCTGATAGGAACAGAAGTAGACTATGTAAGTAGTTTAACAGGCAGTAACTTCGAAATCAACAATCCCAATGCCAAAAGCAGTTGCGGATGTGGAGTTAGTGTAAACTTTGATATGGACAATTTAATACCGCAATGGTAATGGAGAAATAAATGGCAAAACAAGATATTGATATTGGTGTAGAAGGCAATGACGGCACCGGTGATAGCATTCGCGAAAGTTTTACAAAAGTAAATCAAAACTTTAATGAACTATATGCTATCTTTGGCCTCGGCGGCCAAATTAGTTTCACCAATCTAAACGATACTCCAAACAGTACTACTGGCGAAGGCGGCAAAGTTGTTCTTGTTAAGCAAGATGGCACAGGTTTAGACTTTTACGAACTAGTATCAAATGCAGGCAATGCCGATCCAAATGATCCAGCTAATACAATTGCATTCACTGTGGAAGGCGGCAAACTAAAACTACGTGTTATCAACGTTAACATTGAAACTGACCCTGCTCCAACATTGCCAAATCCATTAAAAATGGGCGCTATTATTGCTTACAGTGAAACTACACACAAACAAATTCTTGTTGATGCTGATAGAGAAACACTAACTAGTGCGTGGAATGCTGTTCACGAAGAACCATTTATTGACAGTGACAATATTGTAATATCTAAAGGACTTGCAGATAGAAAGTATCTTTCAAGAGAAGTTGGCGGAATGGGCGTTCGCATTAAAGACGAACCTGCCGATGCAACTGCTTATGTTAAAACCATCGGCGGCTACAATACCGGACTGATTGAAATTACTGCTCACGGATTTACTGAAGCAGTTACCGGTGGTGCGTTTGTTTATAACAGTACTATTACTGATGCAGCAAACCTTACAAGCGATACAACATATTATATTCGCAGAGAAAATGCAGACTTTATCACAATACACCCTACAAAAGCCGATGCATTAAATGATACAAATAGAATTATTGCAAGTTTTGGTGTAGGTGTTCAAACACTGACTGATGCTGCATACGACAGCGAGTTAGAAGGATTTTGGCTAGGCAACGAAGCACTACCACGTAAGAGTATTGTTCGTCGCGAAGGCGACACAATGACAGGTGCTCTTACTGCACACGATCACCCTGCACCGTATTCGGGGTATGGAATTGTTAACAGTAATGATGATTTACAAGTAGCTACAAAATTTTATGTTGATCAACAGCAATACAGTCTTAGTGAAAACATTTATGTAAGTACAAACGGTACAGACGATCACAGTCAAACTCCGGCTGGACGCGAAGGTCGCAGCGAGACATATGCTTTCCGTAGTATTCAAGCAGCAACACAAAAAGCAAAACGCATACAGGACGCTAGTGTCATTGAGATAGGACCGTATGTACAAACATTAACATATACTGAAAGTCTAGTTGTAAACAACTCCTATATTAGAAATCCAGGTGACTTAGGATTTACTACAGCAGCCGGCGAACAAACTACTATTGTCACTGCAACAGAAACTAATAAATTTGATTTAATTGATAGAGTAATTGCACAGATTGCAGTAATATTTCCAACGTTTGTTTACTCGACTGCAACATGTAGAAGAGACTTAGAATTTATTATTAACGCTGTTAAATTAGATATTGCAGGCAGTACAGTTAGTATCAAACAAAATAGATTAAGTAGATTTGCTGGATTAAGATACTTTTCAAATCCAAGTGGCGAGATTGCTATTGACAATGATGGACAATATGCACAAACAAGATATGCATTACTTTATGCAAAAGCACAACATTTGTCAGATCTTGTTGACGCCGGCGTTAGCAATGTAGGTACATGGTATCAAGCAGCTGAGGATTTATGGGATGTAATTCTCAATATGATCGATCAGAGCACTGGTGATCCAGCATTAGTAGAATCAAATAATTATTATAAACTATATGTACACAGTGGTGCTAACGGGTTTACTGATCAAAGTGGTGATCCAGCAGCTTTAAGACCAAATGTAGATATCTTTCCTGGTAAAGTTATTCGCGGCAAGCGCAGTGGTGCTATTGGTTCAATTGTAAGTTATACAAGAGGTGACGACCTTGGAGGATCTCCTGACTACGATGCAATGGAAATTGATTTATTAGAGCCAGTTGAATTTTTACAAGATGAAGAAATTGAATACGGTGCGTTTGTTAAAAAACGTCAAATTAGTATTCGTGTTGAATCAGGAACTTATGACGAGCAGCTTCCAATTAGATTGCCTGAAAATATTTCAATCAAAGGCGACGAATTTAGACGTTGTATTATTCGTCCAGCAAACGGTCCAAGTTTAAGTCCAATAGCAAACACATGGTTTTACAGAGATGAAACAATAGACGGATTGACTACTGCCACAGGCGGTACTAATGAATGGATCGACGATGTATTATTAACCCGCCGAGGCTATTTTGGGTATCACTATCTAACAGATCCATCTAAGCCAATTGACATTAGTTCTTTTGGTGCTACTAATATGGGCAAGTATTTTCAAGCAGCAGATCTTATACGTTTTAACAAAACATTTATTGTAGAAGAAACTATTGCTTATATCAATGATGCATATCCAAGTCTAGTTTATAATGCTACAAAGTGTCGTAGAGATACAGGATTTATTGTTGATGGTATTGTAAAAGATTTAAAACTTGGCGGGCGCTCAAACAGTGCAGAAAATCAAGTAGCTTACTATACAGGTGCAGTTGCAGGACAAGAAACCGAAACAGCAGCAGCTATTACACAGATCAAAGGTATTATCACAAATATCTTAACAAACAACGCAGCAGCAGGATATACACCAACAGCTGGCAACACTGAAACACAAGTTTTCAACAGTGCATTTGTTTCCGAAACTGGAGCACCTGCACACGCATTAGAACTAGTAGACTTGGTTGCATATGCGTTTGATGCAGATTTTAACCCTGCTAAAAACAACAACGAAATGGATGTATTCCTTTGCGGGGACAACACTATTTTAAGAAACGTTACTTGTCAAAGACAAGGTGGATTTATGATGGTACTAGATCCTGAAGGCAGTGTTAGAACACGTAGTCCATATGCACAAACAAACAGTAGTTTTGCAAAAAGTCTAAACAAGCAGGCGTTCCACGGTGGTATGTTTATTGATGGGTATACTTATAATATGCCTATGACAATCACAAGCAAAGACGACTTCTTTACATTAAATGTTGAAGCACCTATAAACAGTGGACTAGCAATTAGAAAACCCGAACTTCCATGTAGTTTCTTTGAATTTGGCAGACGTTATCAAGTTAACGCTCTTACAAACTATAGACAAGAAGTTAGTGAAATTGACGGTATTACCTTAGTTCAAAAAGCAACACTTATTTTAGACTTAGGATCGCATGATGGCATTGGGTTTGATGATCAAATTGACTCAGCAGCAGGACCAGTAAATATTATTCTGCAAGGTGCAGGCAATAAATCAATGCTTGCAAACGACTTTACGCAAATCAACGATTTAGGATATGGTGTATTAGCAACAAACAATGCATTAACAGAACTTGTTAGTGTGTTTACTTACTATGCACACACTGGTTATCTAGCATTAAACGGTTCGCAAATACGTTCGCTTACTGGTAACAACAGTTATGGATTTTATGGCCTAGTTGCACAAGGCAGTGATCCGGATGAGATAGCAAAACAAATTACAATGGGCCAAGACATGACCCAGCCTGTTAAAATGTTTGTTGCTGATCAAGAAATTGTTTTAACAGGCACCGGCTTGGGCATTACAAGAAACGATATACTATATCAAGTAAGTAGTATTACAGCAAACGAAGCACTAGGTAAGGTTGTGTTTGCTTACGAAAGTGGCGGAAACACTATTACCGTTATTAAACGTTTTATAGATTATGAAACACTTTATGAATTTTCGTTTAATGATACTGACGATATTACATCTGCAACAGCCGGTGGCGGCACCAACTTTGGTGCACCAAATGACATAACAACAGCAGTTACCAAAGGCGGCAAAGGGCAGGCATTTGCTTATGTGTATGATTGCACAGTATATCCAATGAATGGATCGCAAATTGAAATTCACCACAGCGATCCTGATGTAAGATTCCAACCTTATGAAGTTGTAAGTGTTAGCGAAACTGATATTGTAATTCCAACAAGCTATGTTGCTACAGATGTTGACAGTACCAATAATACAATTAATAGTAGAGTTTATCGTTTAGACTTTACCAGTGGAACAGGCGGCGATGCTGCAACAGAAACTACCGGATTGGCATTTAACGTTGACTTTGGTACACTTGCTGTATTAACATCACAACAAAACTTGTTGTTAAATGGTGTAACATCAGATGTTGTTACAAGACCAAGTACTGCTCTTATCTTTGAAGAGCAAGAAGGCGTTACATACAGAACATTGGCATTTGAAGCTACTATTGTCGGAGCAGTACAAACTGTTGGCGAACAAACTCGTGTGACAACTGACGATAACTTTGATTACGTTGATCTAACAGTGAGAAATGACTTTTCAGATCACGTAATTGCATCATACAGTCTAACAGGCGGCACAACATTGGGTGCAACCGCAGGTGACCAGCACGTTGCGATTCAGGCAAAAGGTGCATCTGATATAGCAAGATTAAACAATGGTGATATGATCTTTACATGGAATGGTAAAGTACATATTGTTACCGGGTATACAGCAGTAACTGACCAAGAAGATGGAACCGGAATAGAATTTGGTATTGTATCGTTGAGTGACCTATATAGTATTAATACAACTCCACAAGCATCAGGCATCGAAGCAAGAATTGATAGTGCAGCTGGCCAAAATAATACAATACAAGTTGGCTTGCAAGAGGGAGAACCTGGTAACATCACTGTTAATATTAGTACATGTCGTGCTACAAGTCACGACTTCCTTGATATTGGTACTGGTGGCTACAACACTACTAACTACCCTGATAGAATTTTAGGTGCACCAGTTGAAAGAGCTGTTACCTCCGAAGAATCAATTGACAGTGAAGGATTAGCAAGTAAAGCACAGGTACAAGAACGCAGTAGAGGACGTTGTTTCTTTGCAAGTACAGACCAGGATGGTTTCTTCCGTGTTGGTAGATTCTTTACAGTTGACCAAGGTACTGGTAGAATTACATTCAACGCTGCCCTTGTTCTTACAAACATTGACGGTATTGGATTCAAACGTGGTGTTCGTGTTAACGAATTCTCAGCCGATGATACATTTACAAATGCACAATCAGACAGTGTGCCGGTCGAAACAGCAGTTGAGGGTTATATTAACAGACGTTTAGGGTTTGATAGACTTGGTGCAGCACTTGGCGATGCAGAAATCTTACCACCATCAACCGGCGGTGTTATGGCACTCAGCGGTGTTACAACTATGCGTGGAGATTTGCGTCTAGGCGGAAATCAAATAGTTGATGTTGCTGCGCCAAGCAGTGGCACTGATGCAACAAATAAAAACTATGTAGATGCACAAGTTGCACTTTATGATACACTTGCAGAACTAACCGATACTACAATAAGTGGTAGCCTTGCAACAAGTGATATATTAATTTACAACGGCACTACTTGGGAAGACGGTACTATAACTGGCGATGTTACACTAACTCGTAGCAGTGCAAACAGTATTACTTCTGCTATCACTGCTGGATCAATTATCAACTCTGACGTTGGTGCTAGTGCTGCTATTGCACAAAGTAAATTAGCAATGCAAGCGGCAACTACTAGAGAAAACGCAACCGGAATTACACAAGCCGAATTGGGCCTAGTAAGTTTCCATAACACGCAATTTACATCAACAAACGGGTGGGTTGAATTAACCGACTTAGGTATTGTAAATGCTAAAATTGCAGCAAACACTATTGCAAATGGAAAACTTGTAAACAGCACTGTTACATTTGCTGATGGCGGTGGCACAAACAGTGCAATTGCACTAGGTGGCACAGTTACAATAGCAGGTACAAGCAACGAAATCAGTGTTGCATATGATGGCGCAGGTACGTACACAATCGGACTAACTGCTAACTTTGAAACAGATATCACAGGTGATATTTATACAGGGTTAGGAGCAAGTGCTGTTCTAGTAATGGAAAACGGTACTGCAACAGCTGGTGTACTAGACGGCAATCAGAGATTTTTCGGAACAAGTGACCGTGCTACTACTGTTGAAACAGGTGCAATAGCTACAGAAGCTGAACATTTCTTAACATTTGTTGACAGCAACAATGGTACACGAGGTTTTGAATCATTGTATACCGATGCCGGAGTAGCATATAACCCAAGTACAAACCAGCTTACAATAAGTGGCGAAATACAAGCCGCAAGTGCAGACATCAACGGAGTAATGAATATCACTGGTAGTATTACTCCTAACAGTGGCACACCTGCAACTCAAAACATTGGCGGCAGTTCAAACAGATGGGGTACAGTTTATGCAACAGTGTTTAATGGTACTGCTACCGAAGCATTATATGCTGACCTTGCAGAAAACTATTTAGGTGATACAGCATATGAACCAGGAACAGTTCTAGTATTTGGCGGCGATGAAGAAGTTACTACAACAAGTCAAAAAGGCGATCGCAGAGTTGCTGGTGTTGTTACTACTAATCCTGCTCACTTGATGAACAGTCAGTTAAAAGGCGATCATGTTACTGGAATAGCACTACAAGGCCGTGTACCATGTAAAGTGCTTGGCAAAGTAAACAAAGGTGACATGTTAGTAACAGCAGCTAAAGAAGGATATGCTATTGTAAACAACGATCCTAAAATGGGTTCTGTAATTGGTAAAGCAGTTGGAACTAAAACAGATGATGGCTACGGAATCATTGAAGTAGTAGTAGGGAGAGTATAATGGCACAACAAATAGTTAATATTGGTACAAGTGTAAACAAAGGCGATGGCGATCCAATCCGCTCCGCCTTTGACAAAGTGAATGATAATTTTACAGAGCTGTATGCAGCAGACACTACAATGATAAGTTTAACATCCTTACAATCTGTAGCAGCAGCAAGTACAAGTTTTGAAGATTTTCAAACAAGAATTGCAGCACTATAATACCTGATAAATACTAAAAACAATAGGAAATCAAGATGGCAAACAGAATACCACTAGTGTTAGATGAAACTAACGGAAGATTGCAAGAACTTCCAAATGCAGATAATTTAGATTTGTCTGGAAACAACATTATAGGATTATCAAATCTTACAACCACAGGCGGAATAACTGTTGGTGGTACAGTAAACGTAACTGGCACAGTTAATGCATCAATTGTAAATGCAACTAATATGGCTGCTACTGCTATAACTACTACAAGTATTACTGCAACAGGAACAATAGAAGCAGGCAACTACACACTAGGTGGACTACCGTTACTAGAACAAGTTGTTTACGATGATGTTATTGATGTGCCAATTATTCCATCAGATATTAACCAATTAGCAGATGCTGATAATTTACTATCAGGCGGATTCGACGGCGACTATAATAGTTTGATAAACAAACCAAGTTCGATCACACAGTTTGATGTTATCGACGGGACAGCTGGACAGTTTTTAAGTACAGATGGCGCTGGATTTTTTGCATTCCAAACAATTACATTGCCAACGCCATTGTCGGCATTTACACAATTAGAAGATGTTCCTTCTTCGTATACTGGTCAAGCTGGAGGTGTACTAACTGTTGCTGTTGGCGAAGACGGTATGCAGTTTACAGCACAAAATCAACTTTCAGTTAGCAGTGCCCAAGTTGTTGCAGGTTTAGGATTTACTCCTTACAACAACACCAATCCAGCTGGCTATATTTTTGACGGAACTGGTGTTGAAAACGCATTAGGATTTACTCCTTATAATGGAGCAACCAATTCACTTGGATTTCTAACAGCTGAAGCTGACACACTTGATAGTGTTTTAGGAAGAGGAAATACTACAACTAGCAATATTGGTGTTGGTGATATTACATCGTCAGGAGTTATTGGCGGAGCAAGTTTAAGTTTGACCGGCAATATACAATTTACAGCACAATCAGGAACGTTATCAATAGACGGACAGGTAGGATCTACTCTTAATGTAGGCTCCTCGTCTGTGCTTACTCTTAACTCGTTAACAAGTATTGGTATTAATAAAACTCTAGTCAGTATTCCTACTACACCAGCAGTTGATTTAGGAACTACAGGAATTCCATTTAAAGATCTATATATCGAAACTATAGGAATTTCTGGAGCAATTACAAATAGTTCAACAGATCCAATTATATATTCGAGTCAAGGTAGATTTGAATTATCGTCAGCAACTGACACATTGGCGTTGGTAGGAAATACTAGAATTGAATTAGGATCAAGAACACAATTCCCTAGTATAACCAGAGCACAACGAGATGCACTAACAGGAAGTGAAACTGGTGATGTAGTTTTTGTTGGTGACGACAATACATTACAAGTATATGTTGCAGATTACGGTATTGGTGTTGCAGGGGTGACGCCAACTTGGGTATCTTTGCATACTCCGTATGGCCCAGAACCGGCAATTGAAACTGTGTATGCAGGTATGTTAGCAGTTGCAGATGGCACACAATGGGATCCAGAAGCAGACGGTCAAGAACATTTAATGGTTTATTTAAACGGTGCGTTTGTAACTGTTGTATAAGTTTCGATAAATACTTACAACGGAGGGTATTATGGCAATACAAACAATTAATATAGGTAGAGCAGCAAACGACGGAACCGGTGACGATCTTCGTGAAGCGTTTATCAAAGTAAATCAAAATTTTCAAGAACTTGATGCAGTTGCCTTACAAACTGCTGTTAATTTAGGAAGTTCAGGCGCTAGAGTCTTTAAAGAGCAAGTTGAAAATATTTTTAACTTTAGAAGAATTGTTGCCGGAACTAATATTACCCTTACTGAATTAGATAATACTATTGTAATTGACGGAACTGTTCCGGATCAACAAACAATAATTACCACTGATCAAGGAAGTATTACAGTCGGCAACGGACAGCCTTGGGAATTATATGGCGGCGATGGTGTTACTATCAGTGCCGACAACGGCGCAAGTCCAAATCCTACAATTGTTATTGATAGTGCTCTAGCAAATGATGCAACTCCGCAACTAGCTGCTTCACTCGATGGCAATAATCAAAATATTACAGCAGTAAATAATTTGCAAGCTACAAGTGTACTAGGCGGAACATTGTCAGTTACAGGCGATGCAATAGTTAATAACTTAAGACCAACCAACATCAACAATATCAATTACACCAATAATTTAGGAAGATTTCTAACATTTGACTTTGGTACTATTAGTTCAGTTTTTGAAGGACAATTACAATTTGTTATGGGAACAACGCCAGTTAACTTAGGTACATTTACCAATCCGGCAGCTGGCAATATTGATGCTGGTACAATTATTACATCTTAAGGGGATTTAGATGGCGTTACCAAACTGGACAGTAGCAAATAACTACAGTTTAGGAACACTTAACGAACGTGTTTATGTAGAGATTTCTCTACCGTTAGAAGACACAAACGGTGTTACTACTTCGTTAATAAGCGGCACACTACCAGGCGGTTTAAGAATAGTTAATAATAAGATTATCGGCAGTCCGTTAAATGTTTCAAAAGCTACAACTTATAAATTTGTAATACGAGCAAAAACTGATGACGGCATAAAGGATAGAACTTTTGTAACTGTTATTGAGGGCGCAGACGCACCAGTGTGGACAACACCTGCAGGTAGTTTAGGCATTGGTCCAAATAATGTTTATTTTATATTAGACAGCAGTCCAATTGATTTTCAATTATTAGCAGCAGACGAAGATTTGACAACAGGGCAAACACTAGAATATTATATCGGTGATGGCGATGGCGAACTACCTCCCGGTATAACTTTAAGTAAGACAGGAAAGATAACAGGAGTTGTAGATCCGCTACGTGCATTAGATATTAATCAAATTAAGTTAGGTTATGATGCTGGCAATTTTGGAATGAACGTTTATGACTGGGGAGTAGATTCAGGCGATAATGTAAATAGTTTGTACTATGGCGAAGTTGAATTTAATAACATAGATTTATCAAGGCCGCCAAGAAAACTAAACAGACGATATGCATTTACAGTAACAGTTGCAGACGATACAAGTTTTACAAAAAGAACATTTGAAATTTATGTTGTAAGTGATGAATTTGCTAGAGCTGACAACACAATTATGGCTGCCGGCACCGGAGTGTTTACAGCAGACTTTACGTATCTAAGAAATCCAATTTGGATTACGCCAAATGACTTAGGTGTTCGTAGAGCAAATAATTATCAGACTATATTTTTAGATACTCTTAAACAACCTGGTGTTAGTGGATCGATAAAATATATTGCTAAAACAACAAATCCAGGAACTTATAAATTAAAAACTACAGGCGAAATTATAACAAACGGGTTTTATGATCTAAGCGGAGTATTACCCAACTTTCCAAAAAGTAATAGAGGTCCTGAAAGTTTAAATGAATCGTTTTTGCCTGATCCAATACAACCATCTGAGTGGGAAGTTATCGAATCTGAATCACAAAGTGTTTTCCCTACAGGGTTAAGTCTTGATCCAGATATTGGTGAGCTTGCAGGAATTATTCCATATCAGCCTACAATCACACGTGATTATAAGTTTACAGTCGGTGCATTTAGATATGACGAAGATACTGGCTTAGTTACAGTATTTGGAACATATCTGTATGATCAACTAGCAGGGTCGGATACATTAACTATTGGAAAATTGCCGCTTGGCTTACAGGATGGAATTGACGATTTAAATGATCTAGTAGGACAAGAACTCGAAATTGAAGGTAGAAACTACAAGGTAATAAGTGTTGACGGATCAAATACTGAATTTGATACTGTTACCTTTGATAAAAATATATCTTCAATATATTCTATTACTCCTTTGACTGTAGCAGAGCCTGTAAACAGTGGACTTGATTACTTTTTTGTAAACACGTTACCCGATGGTGATAAACTTTCTTATAGTGGGAAAGAATTACGTTACAGTAGTTCGGAAATATATACAATAAAAGACGTACACCCTTACAACAAATACGAAGTAACTGCCGGAACACCAGGACAATACGTAGAATTAAAAACAGATATAACCGATTTTGAAGTTTCGTTTGATCAAAGTATTAGAAGATACTTAAATGAAATTACTAATAGAATAGCATATGTAACATCAGTGTCAGACGGTATTGGTGTAACAAAGGTTACAATATATGTTGCTGGCACTGCTAATACTAATAACAGAAGTTTTATGTCAAATATTTTCCACACTGACGATAGTTCTACAATTAAAGTTGCAAGTTTGGCAACCTTTGATAGACTGTTATTAGATAAAAACTTGGCACGAGCATACAATGCTGGGTTTGTTATTTCATGGGCAGCATTCCGAGGCGGCTTCTTTTCTGAAACATTTTCAGTTTTAGAAACAGATCTTGCAGAATCTCTAAGAACATTTAACTTACAAATAATTGGCGAAGTCGAAAGTGTTATTACATGGAAAACAGATTCTGATTTGGGTACTATTAAATCAAATCGAAACAGTGTATTTAAAGTTGTAGCAAATACAACATTAACATCTGGAAATGTAAAGTATACACTAGTAAGTGGAAACCTACCGTTTGGAATGGCATTAAAAGAAAATGGCGAAATTGTCGGTAAAACACCAAGCGTTGGAACTGTTGCAGCGCCGGGCATTACAAAATTTGATAACAACGCCACAACGTTTGATGGCATTGGCACTAGTTTTGACCGTGTGTTTGAATTTACAGTTCTTGCAAAAGATAGATATGTTTATAGTTCAGTAACTAGAAAATTTAAGATTACAATTGACAGTTCTGATACGTTAAGCTACAGCAATCTTTATATGAAACCATTCTTGCCAAGCAATCAAAGAACACTATTAAGTAGTTTTACTAACAATGCAAGTATTTTTGATTCAAAAAATCTTTACCGTCCAAGCGATCCTGAGTTTGGTATACAAAAAGAATTAAAAAGTTTAGTATTTGCAGGCATTGAAACAAAAGACATAGAAGATTATGTGGCAGCAACAGCTCAAAATCATAGAAGAAAAAGTTACAATTTTGGTACAGTAAAAACAGCACAAGCAAAACTTCCAGGTACTACAGATGTTGTATACGAAGTTGTTTATGTAGAATTAATAGATCCTGCAAATCCAACAGCTAACAAAACAAGAACAAACTTTTTATCAACCAACAGAGGTAAAGATATTACAGTTGATAGTATAGAAATTGAATCAATTGATGATGCCTACGGCGGCGGCGTAAGCGGCACCTTCTTGGATATTATAAGAAAAAACAATACTACTTATAGACTTAATATTTTAAGTAACTCAATTGGAGTGCAAAAAAGAAATGGGTTTGTTGTATTGTTGTCAACCTTGCTTAGTGTTCCAATTGTAAATGAGTTTGGAACCTTGTTTAATATACAGTTTACCCAAGAATCGGCAAATGACGGACTAGAGGAAACATGGCGTTTTAGACCAGATAACACAACTCTCAAAACTGATAACAGTAGTGTTACCGTAAGTGACGGGCAAAACCGTAGACACTATATTAGTAACATCGATAACATGCGAGATAATATAAATGAAGTAGGTGAAAAAAGTAAAGAGTTTTTACCTCTATGGATGCAAACTGCACAGCTTCCAAGTTTAAAAGAATTAGGATATGTGTTTGCAATCCCGTTAGTTTATGTAAAACCTGGATACGGCGAAACTACAAAAAACAACATCAACAATTATATTAAAACTTCTACGTTTGATTTTAAAAAGATTAATTACGATATTGATAGATATATAGTAGATGCAACAACTGAAAATAATCAAGAGCAATATATTTTATTCGCGAATTATATCTATAATGCATGATCGTCGATAAATAGTAGTAACAAAGGAAAATAGATAAATGGCAAGTAATATTGATACAACAGGAATAGATGAACTTTATCCAATAGCAGGCGTCGATAACGATAGCCAGGGGTTTCGCGATAACTTTGCAAATATTAAAACAAACTTAGATAGTGCTAGTACAGAAATTACTGCATTACAAGCGGGTGTTGCCCGTGTTGATGGAACAAATGATTTTAATGGTAATGTAATACAAGATGCGTCATTGATTGCAGTAACCGAAACTATTAATACATCTTATGCAACTGGTGTTCCTGCAAACGGAGTAGATCCTGCACAGACTTCTGTTAATATTAGCTTTGCAGAGGCCGGAGTGTATGATATTCAAGCACTTACTAGTGTGTTAGAAATTTTGCCAACTAACTTTCCAGCTAACAGATATGCAAGTATGAGATTAATATTAAGTAGTACTCATACGTCGGGTGATTTTGGCGCTGGTGACGGCACACAGGTAACAATTGGTGCAGGCAGCGGCGTTTTGGTTGACAGCGGCTCACCTTTTACATCTGGTGTGATAGCGATTCCAAAGGCTGTTAGTATTATTGTTGACGTGTTTAGCTATACTGGCGGTAATACTATATATGCACACTATGTAGGTGAGTTCTCTTAATGCATCCAGGTATGCTTAACTTAAAACAGTTTTCTGATGCGCAATTAGAAGAAAAAATACAAAAGCTCAACAGAGTATATTTTGTTACACACAACGAGGATGTAAGACACCAGGTTATTCTTAGCTTAGATACTCTTAAAATGGAACTAGAAGAACGCCGTGCTACACAAAGAGCAAAAGATTTGCAAGATTCTAGAGATAATGGACTTGACAGTTTAATAAATATCAGTTAAAATAACTGTATGCTAATGAAAACAGACAAACTTGGTATTCCAAAATTTACAAACAAAGACTTAGTTGATATGATCTATAGTGGCCATGTTGACAAGTGTCACGTAGTATTATGTGATCCTTCAGATGATATAGAAAAGTTTAACGCAGCAATGCGTGAACAATACCTCCCCGAACTTACAAAATATATTGCATTAGATGTAGATCAAAAGACCTTTGACGGTGCGTTACAATCGGAATGGTTTATGCCTGATGAATACAAAAGACTTGATGTAGACGATTGGTGTCTTCGTAAACTAATGAAGATAAAGAACGCAACTCGGGCTGATCCAATACTTCATACAAAAGATTGGGATAGAACATCTCAAGAACTAACAGCGTTTCACGAACGTGGTATGTTTCCGTTATTACAGTATATGATCTATCTTGTAGACTTTATGCGTGAAAATAATATCGTTTGGGGTGTAGGTAGAGGTAGTAGTGTAGCAAGTTATGTGCTATACTTAATAGGTGTTCACAGAATTGATAGTATAAAATACGATTTAGATTGGCGAGAGTTTTTACGATGAATATATATCTTGTTCAAGTTGTTGATGCATACGGTCCAAATAAGTTTTTACCTTTGGCTATTGCTTATCAGTGGTTGTATGCTAAGAATGACAACTGGACACTTAAAGATACATTGATCGAAAAAATTATTCCTGCTGACTATGTTGCAAGTATGGAAAATCCTAAATTAGTTGCAATGAGCAGTTATGTATGGAATTGGGAGTACAATCAACAATTAGCAAAATGCATTAAACAGAAGTTTCCTGAGTGCATAGTTGTAGTTGGCGGCCCACAAATACACAAACGTGATCCAAATTTCTTTGATGACTATCCTATGTTTGATGTAGCAATACACGGCGAAGGCGAACGTGCATTTAAAGAACTATTAGCTAGACCAATAGGCGACTACAACAACATTGCACACGTACAAACAGCAACGCACATGCCCAAGATGGCACAACGAGTAAAAGATATCAGCGATATCCCAAGCCCTATACTAGAAGGCTTCTACGAACCTATCATGGCAAAGTATCCAAAAGATACCATGTGGCAGGTTACGTTTGAAACATTGCGTGGATGCCCGTATCATTGTGCATTTTGCGATATTGGAGATAGCTATTGGAACAAACTTACACTGTTTGACATTGATCGTGTTAAAGCAGAAATTGAATGGATGGGCAAGAATCGCATTGAGTATGTAAGTGTGTGTGATAGCAATTGGGGATTACTACAGCGTGATGTTGAGATTACACAATATGTTATTGACATCAAAGCCAAGTACGGCTATCCTATGTGGTGGGATGCAACTTGGGCTAAAAACAATGTAGATAGAAATTTTGATATTGCAATGTTAAACAAAGCTGGCGGCATGAACATATTTAAAGGTGTTACATTTGCTATGCAAAGTTTTAATGATGCAACGCTGACTGCAAGCGAACGTTTTAACATCAATGAAGAACAAGTTAGAGAATATTTAGAAAAATACAAAGCCGAAGGTATTCCGACATACAGCGAACTTATTTGGCCCATGCCTGAAGAAACATATGATAGTTTAAAAGATGGTGTGCAACGATTGATTGATTTAGGTCAAGACAGTTTCCTAATGATACATCCGCTTGTTATTACATTTAATGCTACCATGGGCGATCCAAAGTACAAAGAACAATACGGCATAACTACAAAAACTGTGCCGCTGGATACATATTATCTAAGTGCTGACGATTTAGAAAATTATATTGTAGAATACACTGATGCAGTTTACAGCACACGTACAGCCGATTGGGATACTGTTCTACGTGGACATATGTTTAGTTGGATTAGTATTCTTATGTACTATTACGGTTGGGGCCATTATCTAGCAAAGTATATGCGCAAACAGGGTATTGATGAAGTTGATTTGTTTGAGTTAATGTTGGAATGGATTGAAGAAAATCCTGATACACTATTATACAAAGAGTATCAAGAAACAAAACAACATTTATATGATACGTTCCATAATGGAAAATTCTGGGGTCGTAAGGCCCGCGGGGATTGGGATATATATTGGGAGTATAAAGGTGCAAGTAGTATAGTGATGCATGACAACATGCAAAAACTAGAGCACGAATTGATTAACTTTATGCTCGACAAAACAACAATAGCGGAACATAAAATAAAAGATATTGTACGTCTTAATTTACTAATGTGCAGAGTAAAAGACTTGCAATATCCTATAACAACAACAGTTCAACAAGAAATTGCACAAGACATGCTTGGTCTAAATAGTTCAACTATTATTATTGATCATGCAGACAAAGACAATCCTGATAATATGTGGTACAATAAAGCATATCATTGGGATAGAAAAAGCCGATACTGGCAATGTACTGCCACCATTGGTGATAAGTAAATATAATAAGGAGAAAGCAATGGTTCAAAAAGCATCAGGTCGTAAGATCTATAGAACTGCTAACGGTAAGCAAGTGGACCTTGATTTGCTGATTAGTAGAAATGAGTTGACACCTGCGGTAGGTAATGCTAGAGTAAATGCGCGAGGCGACGAATTAGGACCTGGTGGTCAGATTGTTCGCAAGCGTGAAGATGTTATGCGTGATTATTACGAAAATAGCAATGGCATGAAATCCGAGAATGTTGTTAAACGAAAAGACGCAAAAGTAGATCAAGAAGTTACAACACCAACACCAACTGCAACTGAATTAGCAGAGTGGGAAGAAGACGACGATGGTAATTTTATTAGAAAAGCAAAATGAGGTATAAATGGCTTTAACACTTAGCACAATAAAAGGCAAACTTTCACCAATTAAAAATAATGTAATTGTAAAAAATATGCATTTTGGTGAACAAACAACTAAAGGTGGAATTATCCTTACAGATGATAACGCAAAATCAAGAGGAATCTATCCACGTTGGGGACAAGTGCATTCCAAAGGCCCTGATAATAAAGAAGAATATACAGTAGGCGATTGGGTATTAGTTGAACACGGTCGATGGACTCGTAGTGTAATGATGGACGAAGAAACAGGTGAAGGCGAACTTGAATTGCGCATGGTCGAAGAAAAAAGTATCATAGGATACTCAAATAAAAAGCCTGAAGATGCAATGATGGGGATTGATTAATGACAAACCCATTTGAAGACGTAAACAAATTTGGCACAGCGTGTGACCAACCAGCAAGCCCTGAAAACTATGCTATGTATCTAGATCTAATAGACGAAGAGCATACTGAACTGCACGAAGCAATCGATGCTGACGACAAAGTAGAACAACTTGATGCACTTGTAGACATTCTGGTTGTCACTATTGGTGCTATTAGAGCCGCAGGTTGGGATGGCGAAGCAGCGTGGAACGAAGTTATGCGAACTAACTTTGCCAAGATTGATGCAGAAACAGGCAAAGTACGCAAGCGTGAAGATGGTAAGGTACTAAAGCCAGAAGGCTGGAAAGCACCAGAACTAGTACAGTTTATTAATTAAATAATTTAAAAACTACTTGACTCCTTGGTTGTTGTATGCTAATATAGTTTATAACAAACAAGGAGTTTTTTAATGGCTAAAGTGCGTAACGACTATACAGTAGCAGAGCAAATTGATCGCCAAGGGCGCAAAGTATATAAAGTGCTAATAGCCAAATCAGAAGTAATTAGTACATGTCGTACACTTGAAGCAGCACAAGAAATGGCAAATAAACTAAACATCGATCCTTGGGTATTAGACCGTGGCAATACTCGTGCAGAGCGAGTAGCAGCATATAATAAAGATCGTTAAGGAATAATAACATGCCAATACACGCAATGATTGACTTAGAAACACTAGATGTTAAACCTGGTGCAACTGTACTTACTGTCGGCGGTGTCAAGTTTGATCCAACGTCGGATGCCGAGCCGCACAGTGAGTTTTATTACAAACTTGATATTGATTCGCAAGATCGTAGTGTAAATGACAGCACTATTGCATGGTGGGGAACACAGGATCCTAAAGTGCAAGAAGAAGCATTTGGCACCGAAGGCCGTGTACATA